CCTTTTTGACGTTCTCCGCGTGCTGGTCAGGGTTGACGTTGTGAGCGACAATGGCAGACCTCGACAGTGCAACCTTACCGGCTGCAGCGTCTTCTTGGTCGAATGTCTGTAACAGAGTATCGAGCGCCATTACTTGTTAGCCTCTTTCAGAAGTTCTTCTGCGAGTCGTTTGCGCTGACTGTCGCTGAAAGTCCTGCCTCTCTTCTGTTCAAGTCTTGATACGATCTCGTCAAAGCCGGGTAGTATCGACGCTTCGTTTTTGATGTCTGCCCGGCGCTTCACTTCGCCGCGCTTCCCATAGTTGATACCGGCAAACGACGCCTGCGTGGTATTGACCGCTTCCCATTGCAAACCCTTGATTATGGCCTCTTCGTTTTCCTTAGGGGATAGCTTGCGCCCCAGCCGTTCCTCTTCTCTCTCTCTGAAACGATTGGCCGATGTAATCAGCTTGTTGACCTCGGAAGGGTCGGTTACACCAGACTTGGTGATGATGCCAGCAACGAAGTCGTGATTGTCCTTGCTATGGCCCAATGCTTTACTATCCTTCAATAGCGCCTTGCGGTCTTTACGGGCTTTTCCGAGTTCCGAGTATGTCAGACCTGCGCTGCGCCCTTTTTCGATAAGTTCCGTTTCCGTCATACCCGTGAGAGTTTCGGGATCTGAAATCTCGTTCTTGAATTGGTCGCGGGTCTGTTTCTCTTCCCGGCGCTTGTTTGATTCGCCATCGGCTTGCCGATGTTCGGCCATGGCTTCATGTTTCACCTTTGCCATGTAAGACCTGATCTTGTTCAACTCTGCGTTGGCCTCTTTATGGCCCATCTTGGTTAATTGCTGGTATTCAGGCATGTTCCTGATTTCAGCAGACGATAAAACCCTGCCGCTGGCGTATGCCTCGTCAATGTCGGTTTCGATCTTCTGCCCCACATCGGAAACCGAATTGATCTTGTCGTCGTGGTCTTTGCGGATAAAGTCGGAGAGCTGCGCCTTGGCAAACTTGAAAGCCTTTGGCCGGTTGGAGAATTTGTCATGCAGCATTTTCTCCATTTCGGTTTCGGTCTTATCCCCGGTCTGAACGTGTGCCAGCATTTCAAAGGCTGCGTCTGTGCCTTCCTTCTCATCCCCTATCGCGGTGATCTGGTGTTTAAGCTGCTCCCGCTCATGCACCGGGATGTCGTCCTGATGTACTTCAAAGAAGTGCTGCGCCTCTGCCGGGTTTTCGTTCATCAGGAGCTTTACCCGGTCGGCGTAGATCTTGCCCTCTGCGGCTTGCATCCCTTCCGTCCATGCCGGTGTACCTTCAGATACTCCGTGGATGTGCAGCATATCGGCTACAGAGGCGCGTAGTTTGTTAATCTGGCTGTCAGGGTTCCTTATGTCGAACTGCGACGGGTCGCGGTAAAGAGTCGATAGTTTCTGGCTCTCAATATCTACCTTGGATTTGGAGTTATTCCTGTTCATGATGCCGTACTGCTCGGATGCGTGGCGCTCAAGGTTGAGGGTGAACTGTTGTTTGCTCTTGTCGTTGTGTAGCTTGAAAAGTCTTTTCTGCTCTTCGTCTTTCAACCCATCAAGCGCCCTGTTGTATTCCTGCTCGTACATATCCATCGGGCCTTGAATATCAAGAGCATCTTTACCGACTCGTTGACGGGCTACGTTGTCGATTTCAAGCCAGCTTTTACCGAAGTTTACAGAAGCATCCAACACAATCATCTCGTTGGCCTTGCGCTGTTCGTCGCTGGCAAACTTAATAACCTCCCCGCCAAGGTGCTGAACGGTCTGGCCTAGCCCTTGTGTAGCTTGTCCAACAGGAGAAGCACCGGACATGCGAGGGCCAGGTAAAGACCCAAGTTCAACGGTTGTCTGGTCGTACCGGGGAATCGTAGCCATATCGTTACGCCTTTCCGAATCGCGCCATGCTCATACCTACGCTACCCAGACCGCCAAGTATTGAACCGGCGGCGTTCATGTACCCGGCAGTCTGGGCCTGATCGCCCTTGTACAGGTCAAGATCGGCCTGTGATTTGTACCCCCATGCCTGCCGCGCTGCATTGTTGGTAATACGGAGCGAATCCAGTTCGCTGTACTTGGTTGTCTCGGCAACTAGGTCACTCATAGTCCCGCTGGTAGTTTCAATCCCACCAGCCGCGCCCTGTGCAACTTGTGAGGCGGCAAGGCGGCGGCCTTTCTCTTTCTGTTGGGCGGCGTTATCGGCGGCGGTGTTCTCGGTCTGGATAGCCTGCTTACGCTGTATGTCTGCGTTGAAATTAGCTGCGTCTTTGGCATCGTCACCGGCTTTTACTGCGCCGTAAGCGGACATTGCTGCGCCTGCGACAGTGGCAGCTACTACGGAAGTCCCGACTACTGCGGCGGTTGTAGAACCGGCGGCGGCTCCCATTGCTACGCCAACTCCTGCGAACAGAGGTAAACACATGGTCAGACTCCTTGCGGCTCTGCCGGGTTCTCGTAATCTTCCGGCGTGTAACCGTCCTGCATAAGCATGATGTCTTCAATCAAATTGCTTTGAATATGCTCCTTGTGATAGGGCGCTTCTTTCAACATGCCGGGGTCGTCATGGTCGTCATGTTCGGCGTCAAACACTTCGATGCTTTCCAATGTGATGCCCTTACGGTAGCAGCGCCACGCTTCAAGGAGTTCATGAACAACCACCCTGAACGAGTGATCTAGTTCTTTAAACTCCACGGCGCGGACCTGTAGCACTCCATGTTCGTCTACCCAATAATCACCCCACCCGTCCCGGTATGCTTCGCGCATGCAGCCTCGGGGGATGATCTGCATATTGATTCGCTTGAAGCCGGGGAACGGCTTTTCATTGGTCGGCATTTTAGATGTGAGACAAGGCATCAGAACACTCCCATGCCGCACTTCTCGGCTTCTTTAATGGTCTTGTATATCGAATCGAATACCGCCTCGTTGTAGCTCAATTCCTTGCACCTCACCCGGCCAGCGTAGAACATGGCTTGCTCTGCCGCCGCCTCCTTTGTAGGACCAAACCCAACCGCGCTGCCTATGATGTTGTCATGATCCAGGGGAATGCAGTACTTTTGACCGTCTGCTGCTACATACAACCGGCGCAGACTGATAAACATCCCGTCGGATTCATCTTCGAAATCCACCGGGCAAGGTTCTTCACATGCTAGATCGGATTTGAGAACAACCATAGCCGCGTACTTATTTACCGGTTCAGGGATGACCATTTCGCCACCAGCTACCGCCCAGATGATCTGCGGCAGGTTCTTCCACCCTCTCAAGTCGATACCAAAAGGGGGATCTCCGAAGCGCATAGTTGCATCCAGCCAGTAAGGTATGCCTTTATCGTCCACCCTGATCTCGTCAGACGCTTTGCCGCAGCTCGATGCCTGCATAAAGTACCCAGCGGTCGCAGCGTGAACTTTTTTAACCGGAGCGGACATATCTGCCAGCTTTGTTGCTCTGCACAGGTATCCCTCGTTTTTGGCCTCGTACCCTTGCCATCCAACCGGCAAGCGTAGACCGCCGGATACAAAGAAATCGCTGCCGCCCTCTATGTCTCCATAGGGGCGTTCCCAGATAAACATAAAGGTATCGCGCAAACAGCCGAGCGTGGCCGCTAGATTATCAACGGTGGTTTTGCTTGACTTCCATGTGTCGTGATACCAAGTCTCTTTTATGCCTCTATACTTGGAGTCGATCTTGATCCATAGCTTTTGCTCTTTTATTAGGAGTTCGCGCAAAGCATCAATGCCGTACACCACGCCCCACTCTGGCTGAAACAGTTTCATCTCTTCCAGTTTTTGCTTGAAAGTGAGGCGGGAAAGTTCCAGTTCTTCGGCTTGCCCCATACCGAAGATGCGCGCCTTAATGGACCCATCCTGCTGCATGTCCCTGAACAGCTTTTGAAGGGCCATGTCACCGACATCAGGGAAGATGATAATGTCTGCATCTCTGACGTGCGGGGCGTAATCCTCGGCGTGAGTAATGCCCGGTATCCCCATGCCTACGCATGCGCGGTCTGGCGTTGGGTTATAAGAGTGCCAAGGGGGAGCATAAACAACTTCACCAAACCCGCCCGGTTCTGCGAGACGGCGCGCAAGGTTCATAAAGTATCCATAGTCGATAACAAGGGCTTTTTTCTGCGGCAGGTCAACTGCCTCCGAGGTTTGCGCTTGCGTTTTCTCTGGTACGAATATGGGTCCGGTCGGCGTTTGAATGTATGGCATTGGTCATTCCTTCCAGAACTTGATAAAAGGCTTCCCGAATATCCCGGCCGGTTCCGGTTCCCCAAACTGAAACCCAAGCCATTTCAACCAGGCAATCGCCCTGGTATTGTACTCGGCCACGTAGTTTTCCAGCCTGTCGAAACTGTTGGACATGATCTTGACCATGTTTCTGTTACGTCGGAGAAACGCCATCTGGTGACGGTCAATCAGATTTGTACCGATCATCCATACCAGACCGGTGTTGCTTAATATCGAAGCAGGGGCAACCCCGAACATACATGCTGGCACATCATCGGCCAGCCCCGTCCAGCACAACTTCGATATGGCTAACGATTTGACAAGGGCTTCCTTTGGAGTCAGCAACGCATAGTCGTACATCTCGCGCCGGTCATCTTCGCGGATGCTTGCTGCAATGTGGTCTATGTGCCACTCTTCCGCTTTTACGACTTGAGCGATCATGGACAATTACCGCAGTCGATTTGTCTGGTTTTTACTTCGGCCAGTTCCTTATCAATACGAGCTATCGCTTCGTCGTGTTTGTCTGTCTTGGCAAGAGCCACCTTCACGGCGTCACCTATACTTTGCAGCGTCCCAAGTGACCGGCCAATGAACACCAAAACCCCGCCGCAAGAGAGAACACAAGCAAGCATGGCCACAACAGTTTCGATCTTCACTAAACGCCTCCTATGTCAACCTGTGGAATTGCGGAAAGTATTTCGAGCGGCAGAGGTAGCGATTGCCTTACGCATACACTCCCGGCTTTCTGCCATGCCGCTGGTACGTCAATGTCTACGGTCTTGTCCAGCAAAGCCGTTGTCTGGTCGTAATTCTCAAACTGTCGGGCCTTGGCTTCCATAAGGTGATCGAAGTCGATACCTGCCATAACCGCAGCAGAACCCTTGACAATCAAAGTCACCTTCTTGATAAGCTGCTGTTTGTCCCTGATAGATGATTGCGGACTGGATATTTCAAGCGTCTCAAAATCGGAAATATAAGGCAGACCGACATGAACCAGCACGCCGGGATGTTCAAGTGTTATCACGCCACCCACTACGACTTGCGATAGCTGTGTACGACCATCGGCAAGGACGCTGACCGTCTTCCCTTCCAGATGACCAAGGCCGGATATGATATGAGCGGCAAGGCTCCAATCGGTTCTGGGGGTGTTCTGGTACGCCAGCGGAATAGCCCTGTCGGGTATGGCAGTGAGGGATATTGCGCTGTTGTAGACGGTGATGTTCAGCCGGTAGATATTGCCTGAAACCGTATCTATAAACTGAATCTGGCTACCAACATTTCCCGAGAAAACACCCGATGATGCGGTGATTGTAAGGCCGGGGTCAGTCTCGTCCCATGTCGTTCCGCCTGATAGGGTTACGGTGGTTGCGGTGGTGTTCGTGCCGTCGTAAGACAATCCACAGTCGAGGAAAAAACAGTCTTTCAGATCAGTAAACGACTGACGGTTTTTAAACCGCTCGATATACCTTACCCACGAACCATTGACGAATCTCTTCACGCTGGCATAGACCACATCCTCGTTATGCTCTGTGACCGAGCAAACCGATTCATAAAATCCGTCCGTGTCGTGGTGATGCCATGCAACAACTTCCTGCTTCGGTAGGTAGGTCATGCCAAGCAGTACGCCATCATCCCTTACGCACCATACAACGGCGTTGGGTATCTCCTGGTAAGTCCAGTCGATGATGCTGTGCTGGTTGAACAGGTGATTACTGACAAGTGTGAGGTCTTGGCCGACAAAAGCATCCTGCTGGAATGAGTACCCAAGACTTCTGACCAGACCGCCTTTGTCCTGTACGAACAGAGACCCCTCGTCGATCAGCACCGGGGGAAGGTGAGATACCCCATTCTGGCCCTGTCGTTTAACGCTCATTGAGGTTGGAGTAATCGCTTCAATTCCAGACTTGCCGCTTCCTACAACGAAAGGGCCATCCGAGGTAAACAGTATCAGGGAGGTCAATTCAACGATGTGACGGATCTCGTTTACCTTGCGAGAGAAGAGGGTATAGGTCAGCGCGTCATCGTCCAGCAAAGGGATACTTGTGCCAAAGTCAGTGTATCCAGTTACCTTGCTATACCATTGGGTCTGGGGATGCCCGGTGGTAGCTGCAAATATTTCTCTCTGCTGATAGAACCCGGCGCACATCGGATACCCTTCACTTGACCCCCACGCTTCAAGGGCAAACATATACGTCGGGTTCGACGCTCCAACAAAAGTGATTGTCCCGCCCCCGGTGTACGCGGTCTGGTCGGAAGTACCATCAAGGGTAAAACTCGTAGGGGTCAGTACCGTTACAGTGTGAGTACCATTGGCCCCTATGGTCCCGGTCACTCCTGTAATGGATACTGTGTCGCCTGTTGAAATGTTGTTGGATTGAGTATTGATTAAAATGTTTGTCGTGCCGTCAGAAGGGGTTAAACTCGTAACGGTGTATATTCCAAAAGCAGAGCTGACGCTATCCGGCAATCTTGATATTACGGTAGCCGTCACGTTCCTTACATCGGTGAAATGCGTGATTTGAACAATACCCACGCCAGAATGCAGATACATCCAGATAACCCCTGTATTGCCATCCTTCTGCGTTCCCTCTACGACGGTAGGCATAACCGTTCCGGTGGTTGCACTGTTCATTGCCTGGTAGTAGTTTGCCCCGGCAACCCTTATCTTGTTGACCGTTATAGGAACCGCCACCTCCCATGTAGGAGTTACGTCATCGGGCATCTGCTGAATCTTGAAGAACAGACCCACATTGTCGGGTGAGAATATCCCGGCGCTACAGGTAATCGTTACTGTTCCGGTTACACCACTGGCAGTAAGTGTCTGCGTCTGGTCGGCGTTTAAATCCCTGAATGGCCCGTACTTGTTCAAGAACGAGGATAAAGCCCATGAGGTTGAAGAGGTACGCTGTAGCTGTTGGGGCTGGAAACTCTGGTGACATATGGTCATTACATCGGCGGATTGTACGTACTTGATAAGGTCGATGTCGTAAAGACCGATAAGGTCGGACGAACTAAACGGAGTTGTAATGACTATCGGATTACCGCCACCATCAACCACCAAAGCCCCATCGTAGATGATACGTAGATACTGATGCCCGAACTCGATCACATACTGCTGGTTTGCAGAGAATTGGAAAGGCACAAGACGGACGCGCTTTGTCATGTCCTTGGCGGGTAGGCAATACTCCGAGCCGGGCCTATTATAAGCCCCACCAAACTGCTGGATAATCATGTTTCGGCAAGTTTTCAGCCCAGAGTAGAACTTGGCGAAATCTACGCGGCCATAGAGGTTTGGCGCGAGTTCCCCGCTTGTGAAACTGGACTGCGGCATGGCAGTCGAATGAGGCATGCCGGAAGACGAAGACAAGGTTAATACCTCACGGTGACAAGATCGGTTTCACGGTCAGGCTGTTTGGTCCCTTCGTTGAGGCTGTTTGTTCCTGCTTCTCTGATTGCGAGGATGTAGGTATCTCCGGCAATCTTGGTATAGTTGGCCTGTGCGGACAACGGCCCCGCTATCTCGCTTGCCAGTAACCACCCAAGGGCGCTGGTCGCGTCGGGTGTCCATACGTTCAGATTTTGAACTCTTGCGGTGTACCAGAGGAACGGAGTCGGTAAGTTGCTCACTATGGCGTTGCCGTTGTTTGCCTCGTTCTCTACCACTTGAAACGGAAAGCTGTCGGAATACCCATACCGAATCATTTCTTTCGTGATGAACGGGCTTGTCGTCATGTCCAGGGTAGGAACAACGGCGCGAGCTTTGATACAGTCGTTGGGGTAGTTGTAACGATATCTCCATCCATTCGGAGGAGCGCCAATGTCGGTCAAAGGTGCAACACGTTTGGCAAAGTTCCACGGGAACGCAGCCAGTACCCTATCTCTGCAGTTCTCAAAAAAGACTCCGCACGTAATAGCAATGTTGCTCTTCTCTTCAATAGATTGGACGAACTGGCTAATACCAACCCGGCCAACGGCCATGTTGTAGATAGCGATCTGATCCATTACGCTTTACCCGATGCTCTCAATGCCTCGTCAAGGATGGACTGCAACACCTCTGTTTTCGCCCCTTTAAAGTAAGCGATATTCAAGGTGTCGAGTTCCCTGATAATGTCCTTGCGAGTTAATCCTTGGTTTTCATCGGGCGAGTCGATTGGTTCATTGGCGTCCTTCATCCATGAACCAACAGGACCATCCCAATCAAAGGTGTCCCCTGCCCTGATAAGCCCTTTTTCCTTGCCAAGATAACCGTCAGTTATTGCGATATAGGTTGCCATTGTATCCTCCCGGTGTTTAGTGAAGGGGGCGATTGCGCGCCCCCTTGGTTAAGCATCGGGTTAGGAAATGGAGTACCCGACAGAGTACATATGTTGCTGGTCAGCCTCGGTCACGATGAAAGCCGAGAACTTGCCGGTCAGCAAATCGCCGTTGGCGGTGGTGTAGTACACCCGCAGAAATTCCTTGTAGCTCCAACCGGGAGACAAGGGGATGATGTGGGTAGTCCCGGCTTTTGACAGAGCGGCAAAAGCAGAGTCCGTGTAGAGCGTGGTTGCTGCACCAAAGGCCGATGTGGTGTCGGTCTGCAAAGTAGCAGTTATGGTGCTGTCGCTGCCGGCGTCGGTCATGTCAGCCACAAGTGCGATGATGAGAAACAACTGCTGATGCCCCACGCCGAGGTTGCGGGCGATACCCGCATCAACGTAGTTGGTGGAAGCTGCCGAGGCGGTTACAGCCTGTTTCCATGAAAAGGTGGTCTGGTCGTCGATAATCATTTGGTTACTCCTTTCTGGCTGAAAGCCGATTAAACAACCTGGGCTTCGGAATTAAGGATCTGGTCGCAGGTGCGGACCGGGATGCCACGCACAAACGTAACGGGGCGGCCATAGACATCGTTGCCCGACTTGAGCGTGTACTGCGTCTTGTTCAGGCTCTGGATGTCCAGCATTTCCGCAATGGTCCGGTTGCAGTAGAATACCGGGTTCGGTGCCAGAGGGATCGGTGCCGCGCCATTAGCCGGGGGGTTCTCGATGCCGGTCTGGACAATGCCCAGATTAGGAACGCGGTGCATGGCCTTAATCATCAGTTTGATAAGGTCGGCGGCACCCTGCTCGGTGGTCAGGTTGGAGATGTCGATGTTGGCGATACGGACGATGAAGCGCCAGTCCTTAACTGCGAGGCCGCATTTCCATTTCCAGATGTCGCCATACCCGCGATACTTGTCGCCGTTGGAATCCTGGCAGTCGATCAGGCCGAGATTTTCGTGGATCAAACCGGCCATACTACCTTTCGGGAAAATACCGTGGACGGTATGCGGACCCCAGCAGACCAGCCAGACAGATGTGTTATCCGCGCCGGTCCCGCCAGCGTCGATGATGTTCTGGGCGTTCCCCGCGGACAGAGAAGAGAACCGGGGGGAAAATCCGTTGTACTGCTCCGGGTGAAGGGTGACATCCCCATACATCAGGGCGGTCATCTGGGTCTGGTTCATACCTTCGATCTGACCGAGTCCTTCGATCATGCGGAAGGAATCGGTATTACCATTGAAGTCGGCGGCGTCTTTATCGACCTCGCTACGGGCTTCAAGGTTGGCGCAAGCGTCGATTACCTGTGCATAGGTGGACTTACTGGACGGTACGCCCTGATACCAGCGCCGGAAGATCGGAGTCGGTATGCCGGTTCTTACAGTGGTCTGGTGGCCGTTGGGAAGGTTGCCCTCTACCCACGGAATGTCGAGCAAAGGCTGGTTGGTCTGTTGCAGCAATTCGACGATATCTGCCGTCTTGCCGTTGGGGTCGATGGACCTTGCTACTTCAAGCAGGGTCGGGTATGCACCTGTTCCAAATACACTCATTGGTTACTCCTTTGGGCGGGTAGTTATCCCGCAAGAAAGGTTATGCGCTTGGCGCTGGTTTACATTTTACCGCCGACAAGGTAGGCGGTAGTCGGGGACGAAGAAGAGTAAGGCATAAAGCCAATCTTGGTTACGCCATTACCCGGCCACAATCTTGACCCGGTGGTCGGCAAAACCATGAAATCGGTTTCCTTGCCCGTGGTAAAACCGCCATAGCGGTACTTCAAAGCTACAGGGACCGGAACGGCTCCGGTTGCGGTTGTACCCACAACTTCCAAACAAGCGACTGAGGCCACGGAGTAGTTGGCGAAAGACCCTTTCGAGCCAGTACCTACGGCCTTGTAAACTCCGGTAGTCGG